GTGTTATTCTTACATCACCAAATGGAACTCAATATCGTCTTATTGTTGATAACTCTGGTACTCTCAGTACTGTTGCTGTTTAATAAATAAAAATATAAGGAGAAAGCAATGAGCATAAGGAACAGAGAACTATCTCAATTTGGTTCTTTTATATACATTGATGACGCCACAAAGACCGTTGGAATTGCAACGACTGCGACTCCTTATGTTGGAATAGGAACCACAAACGCAAAATATAAGTTACATATTATAGGTGATACTAATATTGAAGGAAATATCAATGTTAGTGGAATGATATCTTCTCCAAATTCAAGTACCGTTGGAATAGGAACCACATTTCCGGCAACTCCAATAGGTGGAGATTTATTTTATAATTCCGATTATGGAAGAGTATTTGTATATTATGATGAAGCATCAGTAGGTGTTGGAACAGCTGCTTTTTGGGTTGATGCTGCACCCTTCCATATACCTCAAGAGGGACTATCAAGTTGGGATGTTGCCACAAATGGCATAGACATTTATCGTATCAGTGGTAATGTTGGTATTGGTGTTTCCACAATAACGGAAAAACTTACTGTTCGCGGTAATGTTTCTGCAGGACAGTTTATATCAACCGTCACATCTGGAACAGCACCACTTACTGTACTTTCAGATACTCAAGTCACAAACCTAAATGCATCTTTCTTAAGAGGAAAAGTACCTCCATCAGGTGAAATTGTAGGAACAACAGATAATCAAACCTTAACAGGTAAAATAATTACATCATCATCAATTTCTTCCGCAGGAATTGGATTTTCTGGATCAACATCTGGGACTACAGGACTTCAAGCATCTGCAGTTGCATCAGGAACTCTTACACTTCCAGCAGCAACTGATACGCTGGTTGGAAGAGGAACAACAGATACCCTTACAAATAAAACAATTGCTGCTGGGTCCAATACAATTACTGGACTCACTAATTCAAATCTTTCAGGAACTGCAGGAATTACAAATGCAAATCTTGCCAATTCTACAATTTCTGGAGTTTCGCTTGGAAGTAATTTAGGAGATTTAACTTTTAGTTCTTATCTAACTTCATCAGGTTCTTATAATGGTTCAACATCAAGAACAGTATCCGTTGCAGGAACATCGGTAAATACTGCAAATACTCTTGTTGCAAGAGATATTAGTGGTGATTTTACTGCAGGTACAATCACAGCTACTGACTTTAATTCAACTTCAGATTTAGCAGTTAAAAAAGATATTTCTACCTTTGAAAATGCATTAACGATTGTCAATCAAATTCGTGGCGTAAATTATTCTTGGAAAGAAACGGATAAACCATCAATTGGTGTTATTGCACAAGAGATTGAAAAAGTTCTTCCACAACTTGTAAAGGAAGGAGAAGTTAAGTCTGTTAATTATAATGGATTAATTGGAGTTCTGATTGAAGCAGTCAAAGAACTATCTGCTGAAGTAGAAAACTTAAAGAAGCAAGTTTCATAAATATTAGAACGTTAGCCTAGTGGAGACACGAAGATGGCAATTCAGATTTCAGGAACGACTGTTGTTGATAACAGTCGTAACCTAACAAATATTAATACAGTATCTGCTGGAGGAACAGTAGGAACTGCAGGAAGTGTTTTAAGTTCTACCGGTACAGGAATTCAATGGATTCCTGGGGCAGGCGGTGCAGCATCTTTAACAGTTGTTACATCAAATACAACTTTAGCAAAAGGCACTGCTTATATGTTAAATGCATCAGGTCTCGTATTGACTCTTCCCGCTTCTCCTTCAACTGGTGATGCAGTTGATATTCTAAATAATGTAGTAGGAATTCACACTGTTGCTCGTAATGGTTCAACAATTCAAGGATTATCTGAAGATATGCAAGTGAGTCAACAAGGTATTAAATTTAAAATCTGGTACACTGGTTCAACCTGGAGTCTGTTCTAATGTCTAATATTTCTCAATTTTTAGCAAATCCCACAAGACAACTTCGTTATGCTTTACGTGGCCCTGCATCAGTAACTTGGACTGCTCCACCAACAATCACTACAAATGAAGTCCTTGTACTTTGTATTGGTGGAGGTGGTGCTGGAGGGGGTGGAGGAAGCGCGAACCCCGGTGCTTCTGCTGGTGGAGGAGGGGGTGGAGGTGGTTCTGGAGCAATTGCAGGATATATTTATTCAGTAGGGGCAGGAACAACAATTAGTATAACTGCTGGGGGTTCTGCTGGCACATCATCAGCAAATAATGTTGGACCATCTCCAGTACCAATAAGTGCAACGGGAGGCACGGCAGGAGGAGGTGGTGGTGAAGGCCCTGCTGGCGCTGGGGGTGCTGGTGGTACTGCAACAACACCCAATATACAAAATACTTTTACAATTCCTGGTTCTTCCGGAACTAATGGAGGTGGTAGTTTTGCACCACCTGCGAGCATGTCGGCAGCGGGTGGTAGTGGCGGAAATGGGGGATTCATTACAAATTGTTTAGGTCTTTTTGGTATACAAATCATAGATTCGCAAGTTAAATCTGGATCAGAGAGGGGAGATAATCTGGGTTCAGGTGGAACTCCACCTTCATTCCCAGCTGGATATGTTAGAACGACAGCACAGAATAATGCTTTAAGTTTTAATTTCGGAAATGGTGGTGGAGGAGGATCTGGAGCTCCAGTAAGCGCGACACCGGTCGCTGCCTACAGCGGCATTGGAGGAGTTGCAGGTCCAGGTTCTTCTGGAATGGTTCTCATTTATTACTAATAGGAGGAACATAAAATGTCCAAATGGGCTCGTTTAGATTCATTAGAAAACAATACAATTGTGGGAGAGATTATTGATTATGATCCTCAAACAATTATTAATGAACAACTCTGGGATCGTTTTGTTCCTTGTGGTGATAATGTAACTTTAGGATTTTATTATAACCAAGAAACTCAAGAGTTTTATGTTCCTGAAGGTTATGGTAAAAGAACTTTAGAAGATGCAACTTTTTCACCAACACCTTTTGGATTTATTGTTGGAGAAAATTATCTGTTTATTCCAGATCCAAACTACGTTCCACCAAAAAATATCACTGAATCAGAGTTTCGTTCCAAGTTAACTCTTACCGAAAAACTTCTTTGGGACAATCCAGAAACTGGAACTGCTCAACAAAAAGCAGCAATCAATACAATAAAACTTGATTTTCCATTCTTCTCTGTTGCAGATATGCAAGATGAATTAGATTTATTGGAAAGTTTGGAAGTTATAGGAGTTGGTAGGGCAACACAAATTGCCTCTGAACTTTGATTCTTAAGAGGGTCTAACCACCCTCTTTTTATTTGTAGAATAAATATATAAAAGAACAGTACAAGTTTGAGTAAATGACAAAAACTAGAGAAGCTTCTGATCTAATTAATAACATTTACTCTGACTTTACTAGCAATAATGTAGGTATTGGAACCACAAATGCAACATCAAAACTAACTGTTGCTGGTGGCATTTCAGTTTCTGGAGTTGTTACTGCAAGTGCTTTTGTTGATGATGGAACAAACCTTTTAACAGCAATCAATACTAAAACATCAACAGGCAAAGCAATTGCTATGGCGATGATCTTTGGTTGACATAAATAGGTATCAGGTAGATTCAAACAGATGGCTGCACCAAATATAGTTAATGTAACAAGCATCTACGGTAAGACAATGGGTGCTGCACTTGGCACTACACTTACTACAAATATTTTAACTTGCGCCGCAAATAAAGTTCTAAAGATTAATTCCATCATTGTTGCGAATGTTGATGGTACGAACAATGCTGATGTAAGTGTAACTTTTTATGATAGTAGTGCTGCAGCAAGTTATAGACTCGCAAGTACAGTTACGGTTCCTGCAGACTCTACATTAGTTGTGCTTGGTAAAGATTCACCAATTTATCTTGAAGAATCGGATGAAATTCGTGCAGGTGCAAGTGCTGTAAGTGACCTGGAAATCATTATTTCTTACGAAGAACTCGATGACGCCTAATAGGAGATAAGACAATGCCAAAATGGTTGGGTGGTATATTTGGGAATACGATTTCTTCTACTGCGACAGGTGCTGATATAAGAGGAGTTTTTAATTCCCAGGATCAATATTATATGAAGCAAGAAGGTGGATGGGCATTTCCAACATATTCAGTATCTCCATCAACTTCTTCAGTAAACGAAGGTTCTTCGGTTACTTTTACTACTACGACTACTAGCGTTTCAAATGGAACCACATTATATTGGACTTTAAATGTAGTTTCAGGAACCATTAATGCATCAGATTTTAGTGGAGGTGCTACTAGTGGTTTTTTTACGATTACTAGTAATAGTGGATCTGTAGTTCTTACTTTAGCAAATGATGTAACAACTGAAGGATCAGAATCATTTCAACTTCAAGTAAGAACAGGAAGCACTGGAGGACCCATTGTTGCAACAAGTTCTACTGTTACTATTAATGATACCTCATTAACTCAAATATCTGCAACCGGAGGAACTATTATTGATTCTGGTGGATTTAGAACTCACGTTTTCACATCTCCAGGTTCTTTTGTAGTTTCTAATGCAGGGCCAGGAACTGTAGAATATCTTGTGGTTGCTGGTGGTGGAGGTGCTGGCGCCGGACATGGTGGCGGTGGAGGTGCTGGCGGGTTTAGAACTGCTACTGGATTCCCCGTAACTACTGCCACATATCCTATTACTGTTGGTGGTGGAGGTGCTGGGGGTCCAACTTATGGAACAACCGGTTCAGTCGGAAGTTCTTCAATTTTTTCATCTATAACATCTGCAGGAGGAGGTGGTGGTGCGTGTTGGGGATATCCTGCAGGAGTTTTAGCAGCTTCTTCTGGAGGTTCTGGAGGTGGGGGAACAGGAACAGGTGCTACTGCCGGTGGATCTGGAAACACGCCACCAGTAGCACCACCACAAGGAAATCCGGGAGGATCTGGTACTGGAACTGCAGGATCTACTGCAGTTGCTGGTGGTGGTGGAGGAGGATCAGCATCTACAGGAGGAAACGCTCCCAATACTACAACTCCCGGTGTTGGAGGTTCAGGGTCTCCTAATAGTTGGTTACCTGCATCTTATGGAACTCCAGGTCCTGCACCCGGTAGATACTTTGCAGGCGGTGGAGGTGGAGGTGGGAGTAGTGGAAACACCGCAAATGTATCTGGTGGATCTGGTGGAGGAGGAACAGGTAATGCGCCTACAGTTTCTCCAGGAACAACAAACACTGGAGGAGGTGGAGGAGGGAATTTCCCAGCTACTGCTGGCGGTACAGGTGGTTCCGGTATCGTAGCAATCAGATATCCTTACGTATAATAAATAAAGCAAAAAACATCATGGCACACTACGCAGAACTAAACGAAAACAATGAAGTTATCTATGTTGCCTATATGGACAATGAGATTATTACTGATGAAAATGGAAATGAAGTAGAAGAACTTGGTGTAAACCATCTTCATACTCATCACGGTACAGATCGTAGATGGGTAAGAACTTCATACAGAGGAAACTTTAGAAATAAGTATGCTGGTCTTGGTGATACATACAGAGAAGATCTTGATGCATTTATTGCCCCTAAACCATTTACATCTTGGACACTAAATGAATCTACTTGTGAATGGGAAGCACCAATCCCTCAACCAGAACTTACTCAAGAAGAAATTGATAGTAAGTCTTACTATACTTGGGTTGAACAACTCTATACATCAGACAACACCAAAGGTTGGATTCTTATTACACCACAACAATCAGAGGTATGATTAACTGGATTCGTAAATTCTTTATTAAAAAACCATACGTTTGTTGTATGGAACTTCACAATCAACTGGGATGTTACTTATCTTTAAAAATTCCATCCATAGGTCCCATTGAAGGATTTCGTGGATTTTTTCACGAAAATCATTTTATGATCGGACATAGAATGTTTGATCCTGAATGGGATAATAAGATTCAATTAGAAGAAATTTATAAGAAACTTTTATTTGTTTATGATTTCAATCCAAAAGATGAGAATCTTATTATCATAAGAGGTAAAGATAAAGTTTATATTCCAGAAAGAAAATTTTATGTTCCACTTCCTCCAGGTAGTGTATTTGTTTATGATAAGAGTAGATTAAAAATATTTACTTGACTTCACAAACAAACTGATATATAATACGACTGAATAACATAAGGAGATTGACTTTTGGCATTCCAATCAATTTGGTATTATACCAATATCCCAAATAAAATCATTGACATCATTGAAGAAGATCTTGCAGAAAACTTTGATCCACAACTGCAAGACTCTAGAGTTGGTGGTGGTGATTATGGAACAGTAGATAAGGATAAAAGAAACGCAAAAAATGCTTGGGTTCCCACAGCACACTGGGTAGCAGGATTTGTGTGGCATTATGTTCAACGCGCAAATCGTGAGAACTTTTTGTATGACCTGACAAATATTGATGGTGAGTCACTTCAATATACTGTGTACGGAGAAGGTGAATATTATGGTTGGCATAATGATGCTGGTTTGCAGTCTTACTATAAACCACAATCAACAGGCAATCGTGGCCACGGTGGAGAGATTCTCAATGATTTTGTGAATGAGAACTGCGAAAAGGTAAGGAAGTTGTCTTTCAGTTTGCTTCTTTCTGATCCTGATACTTATGAAGGTGGTAATCTTCAACTCCTAGATGAAGCAGGAAAATCTTATATTGCTCCAAGGCAACGAGGAACCATTATTCTTTTTGACTCTCGTACGCAACACCGAGTTCAGAAAGTAACTAAAGGTGTTCGTAAGTCACTGGTTGGCTGGACGTGCGGGCCAAGATGGAAATAGAGAACATCGGTGGAGGTAATATAAATAACTCCATCTAGGACCAATAAAACTATGGAAAATCATTATGTTTATTATTCTTATGAGGAATTTGGAAGAGGTTACATAGGTTGTAGAACCTGCAAATGTCTTCCCGAAGAAGATAATTATTTTGGTTCTTATCGAGATGAAACTTTTAATCCTTCTCATAAGATAATTCTTGAAACGTTTTCAACAAGAGAAGAAGCACTTCAGGCTGAAGTAAATCTTCATAAATTTTATCAAGTTGATAAAAATCCACATTTTGCAAATAAGGCAAGACAAAAAACTACCGGATTTTATTATGCAGAAAAAAAGTTTGGTGAGGATAATCCATTTTACGGAAGAAAACATTCTAATGAAACAAAAATATTATTAAAACAATATCAAAAAGAACATAAAGGTAATGTTGAGAATAGGAGAAGTTATCAAGGAAAAAATAATCCTTTCTACGGTAAATCTCATTCTCAAGAAATAAAAGAACATTTAAAGAAAAAAACAACAGAAACTTGGAAGAATCAACCTCATCCTTGGATTGGTAGAAAACATTCAGAAGAGTCAAAAGCAAAATTTAGAGAAAACAACAAAGGAGAAAACAATCCAAATTACGGAAAAGTAACTCCACCAAATGTCCGTGACAAAATAGGTCAATCAAAAATTGGTAGAAAACTTTGGAATAATGGAGAACAGCAAAAATTCTCAAAAGAATGTCCTGGGGAAGGGTGGACTTTAGGAGGAATAAAATCAAAGGAGATTTAAATTATGGCAGAAGGAATGACACAAGAACAGATTGACTGGCAAGAACGAGTCAATTCTGGAACATCACCAACAAATAATGAAGAGTTTGATGAAAACGGATATCTAGTTCTAAAAAATCTATGGGATCCACAAGACCTTTATTGTGAACCACCAGAAATCAAAGGACAATATAATTACTTTGGAAAAGTTGATAAATTCAACCATATTCCAATTGAAAATCAAGTAGAAGGTTCTACTTCAAGATACTATTGGCCTCCTTATAAGTTTGCCCACTCACAGATTCGTAAGAAACTGGAAGAGGCAATCGGCAAGAAACTTTATAATACTTATTATTACGATAGGTTTTATAATCCAGGACAAGCACTGACTATTCACGCAGACCGTCCTGCTTGTGAGATTTCAGTAACAGTTCATGTAAGTACAAATATTAGTACTCCTTGGCCTATCTGGATTAAAACTCCGGATACTTATGATGATGCAAAGAAAAGAACATTGGTACTAAAGAAAGGTGAGAATCGTTCAGTGATTCTTGGTCCTGGTGATGGAATGGTTTATAAAGGTTGTGAAAGACCTCATTGGAGAGATCCAATGCCTACTGAATACCGTAGAACTTGGTACGGTAAGAGAGTAGAAAAAGAAGGTTTATATTATCACCAAATCTTCTTCCATTATGTTCTTGCAGATGGCATCAGGGCACACTGTGCAGGAGATGCTTCTAGTTGATTTTAAGAGGGGTAACACCCTCTTTTTTATTGTGTCTAAATAAGTAAAAGAACTATAAGACCTATAATGGCTCAAACAAAAGCCCAACTAATTGGTGGTTTAGGAATATCTACAGCACAAAGTTTAGTTGTAGGTTCTGCTGCTACTATTCATACCGGTGGTTTTAGGATAGGATCATCTGATTTACATTCCACTGGAATTTCATTAACAAACATTAATGCAACTGGTATTGTAACAGCAACAAGTTTTGTTGGAGCTATTACAGGAAATGCAACAGGACTTACTGGAACTCCAAATATTACCGTTGGAGTAGCAACGGCAACTTCGTTTGTTGGTAATTTAACTGGTACAGCAACCACTGCAACAAATCTTTCAGATGCTGCGAATATCACTACAGGAACTATTAATAGTGCAAGATTATCTGGTTCTTATTCAATCAATATAACTGGCACCGCATCAACTGCTTCTTTTGCTACTACATCATTTGGTCTTTCTGGAAATCCTAGTATTACAGTTAATGCACTCACAGCAACATCAGCAGTTGTAGGTTCTGCAGTTACAGCCAATTCTTCAGGAGTTAATGTTGCTGGTGTTGTAACTGCTACAAGTTTTGTAGGTGCTCTAACAGGAAATGCAACAGGACTTACTGGAAATCCTAGTATTACAGTTAATGCACTTACGGCAACATCAGCAGTCGTAGGTTCTGCAGTCACAATTAATTCTTCGGGAGTTAATGTTGCTGGTATTCTTACCGTAACTCAAATAAATGATGTTGGCGGAAATGTTAGAGCACTTACAAATAATGCCAAAACTGGATCTTATGTTTTGGCAATTGGTGATGTTGGAGAATTGATTAATATTACTACTGGTGGTGTCACAGTTCCTCAAAATATTTTCTCTGCCGGTGATAATGTAACAATCTACAATAACAGTGCAAGTTCCCAAACAATCACTCAAGGTACAGGCGTTACTTTGAGACTTGCTGGAACAAGTGCAACAGGAAATCGCACACTAGAGTTAAGGGGTTTGGCAACGGTTTTATGTGTTGCTTCAAATGAATTTGTAATTTCTGGGGCAGGACTAGCATGAGCGCAGTACAGTCTTTTATTCAAACTAGCGACTTATTTAAATACATCAGTTCAACACAAGTGAATTTGAATTTGCAGACTATTTTTGGCAGTACTTTGTATAATGCATCGTATGGAAAAAGACTTATTATTGAACCGGGAGTAACCATAGGAAGTAATAGTTCAAGTACAGCAGCTCTCATTATTCCTAGTGGTGTTAAAGGTTTATTAAGAATTGATAATTATGGATCTATTCAAGGAGCTGGCGGCGCGGCAAATAGTGGAACTGGGGGAGATGCTATTTCGGAAGCATCATTA